GTTACGATATCTGCGTATCTGTCAACTTGTTCTTGTGGTAAGAACGCTGCAGCTCTTGTAGCTTCTCTTTGTGAATCTAATTGAGCTTGTGATAATGCTTGATTTAACGATCCAAGACCACCTAAAGTTGCAACGTCTGCTCTTTGAAATTGTGGTAGTGCTTGTGCAAAAGTCATTTGATCAGAAGCTGCTTGTTGTCTTCTACCTACTGCATCTCTAAATGCATCAGACAATAATCCTGATTGCAATCTGCCTCTTGCTTCAGCTGTTCTTGCTCCTTGTTCTGCTAGTTGAACACCTTCTCTACCACCACCAAATGCGCCCGATGATACTGCTGCGTCTCTAGTTCTTTGTCTATTGATAGCTGCTTGTCTATCAAACTCTGATAAACTTGTGTCTATAACTTGTTGTTGATAAGGAGACATAAAAGCTTGTACTGAATCTGGTCCTGTACCAGCTCCTGCTCCTGATAATTGTTGTGCTTGTGTTAAGAATGGTTGAAATGATCCGATACCAGCTTGACCTAATCTTTGTGCTTGTTGTTGTAATGGATCTAAACCTGCAATTTGTTGTGTTAATCCTGATAATGCTTGTTGTCTTTGTTCAAATCCTAATGAAGCTCTTTGTTGTGCACCAAATAAATCTTGTCTTTGTTTAAATTGTTCTGGTGTTTCAAACGCTTGTTTCGTTGGTTGAGCCATTGACCCAAGACCTTGTAGTCCTGTTGTTACAACTGGTACTTGTGTTTGTGCAACCGTTTGTTCTGCTAGATTTTTACCTATATCTTCTACAAATGGGGCGGGTCTATTTATTGTTGTGTCTGTAGCCATTATATAACTTCCTCTAATCTTTGTGATGTTTGAAACATATTACGTGCGCCTTCTAAGCCTTGCGATTCTTCTGATACCTCACCTCCGGCTTCGAGGTTTTTCATGGTATTATACATAACTTCTGCACCTTTGTCCACATCCCCACCACCTGCATTTCTAACAGCATCTGCTGTAAATACAAACTCATTTTTTGATAATCTTGCAGGTACATCGTCTGCTTTTTCCATTCTACCTATTGGCACAAATCCACCTTCTTCTCTAAAATCCATTTCTTGACCATCCATATCTAGTAATGGCATAGTTTTCTTAGCTACTGGTTCTACATCTCCACCTTCTGCTAAGAATCTATATTGATTTTCAGGTATATCTATACCTGCTGTTTTGTAATACTCTTCTATATCAAAATCATCTTCATCTTTTTTACTTAAAGCAGCTATTAAAGCACCACTTAATCCAGATAATGCACCTACTTTTAAACCTGTCATATTATTAAACATAGATCCAAAAGCGCTTTGTGCAAAATCTCCACCTAGTGTTTTTCTTAAAAGAGGGTTTAAACTACCTTTACCAAAAAAACTTGCTCCTGGTAAATTACCTAATTTAAAACCACCAGCACCAAAACCACCGCCTAATCCATAACCGATTGTACCTAATATTGCAGCTTTACCTAATGGTGACTTAGCAACTTTTTTAAGTCCTCTTGTAACACCTTTAACTGCTTTACTAATACCTTTTGCTATACCACCTATAAATAACATTTGTCTTGTTGATTCAAGATCCATGATCCCACCCATAGGTGCATCTTCAACCATACCACCACGGTTCATGAATCTAAACGCAGGTGTAAAAACAGGGTCTGGTGTCGTTGGTGCATTACCACCTATAAAACAATATGCCGGTGGATTAGGCCCTTTACATGGGTCTGTTGAAGTATTATCTCCACCACCTCCTAGTGGTTCAGGAAAAAGTGCGTCTACAGGCTTATCTGTAAGTGGATTAATACCACCTTTACCCATTGTTAAACTAAAATAATTATCTATATCACTTTGTTTAACATCTGGTAATTGACTTATTTTATCTAAAGTTGATAATCTATTTAATCCTGATAATACATTAGAAAAATTAGGGTCGCCTTGAATTATACCTAAAACACCAGGTAGATCTATTGTAGTTGTTGCATCTGTAGTACTAAAAAGTTCTGCATTTGACAAAGGAGTTCCTTTTTTCATTCTTGGAGATAATTCTATAGAACCTAAAGCTCCTTTCAGTATATCTTCATTAAAATTTTGACCCAAATTTCTAGCGCTAGGATCCATATCTAGTATGTCTTGCATTTCTGAAAAAAGTCCTATTTGATCTTCTGGGTTTTCTTCATACGCATCTAATAAATCTTCTAGTTGATCAATACTTAATCCATAAGCCTTTGCAATACCTTGAGCCTTTTTTGTAAACTGATTATTTATAAATTGTTTATTGTTTAATCTTTTCTTTGCGTTAAATTTTTCTATAAAATTTAAATCTTTATTATCATTTATTTTTTTTAAGTTTTTATTGTATTCAACAACGTTTTTTTGATTTCTATTTTGTAAAGGATTACCTCTGTCATCTGGTCCAGAACCTCCAACATCCAAAGATTTGTCTTTTTTTCCTGTTTTGCCTTCAAGACCCATTTGTCTTTCTCTAGGAGAAGGTCCATCATTATTTTTGTTTCCTCCTCCACCAGTTTGATCTTTACCCGTTCCTCCACCAGATCCTCCTATACCAGTTGATGCTCCTTTTCCTGGAGGTGGATAAGCTGGTATACCTTCAGGTGTCATTGTTTTTTGACCACCTAAATTTTCTAATGTTTTTGCTTCTCCAGGTGTAATGTAAGCAAGCATGTGTTTTTGACCTTTAATTTCTTTAGTCATTCCACCATCTTCTAACATCTGTCTTGCTTGTTGTGCTCTAGTTATTGCCATTACTCGTCTGATCCTGCTCCTAGTGGTGGCATGTCTGCCACTTTAATTTTTACTGATCTTGTAACATCCTCGTATACAGTATCTGTATCAGGGCTTGCGATATCATCTTCTGCTTCTTTATCAGATGCATACTCATGATTTGTCTTTTTATTTCTTAATACTACTTCAGTTTCACACTCAACAACTGGTACTTTTTTACCGTTAATTATCTCGTATCTAACCGATGGTGGTTCTGTAAATGCCATATTAATCCCTTGTTATTTGTAACACAGAAAATACAATATGTAACCTATTTCCTGATGCTGCTGTTGCTTTTATAACCTCTCCCTCTGTAATAACAAGAGGATGTGTTAACAGTTCTACTGTTCCATTCGCTGAAACAGCCTTTGTTTTAAACAAACTAAACACGTTTGAAGAAGTATCTGTTAATGTTAAAGTTATGCTGTCTGCATTACCCGAGTCTTCAGATACTAGTATTGATTTAATTATACTAGTTGTTGCAGTTGTAGATGTACCTGCTGCTGGACTTGTATAAACAACAGTCTCAGCTGTGCTTGTTAAATCTACCTTTGAATTTGTATATATATTAGCCACTTAAAAACCAAGAGAATCTCTCTTGCTCCTGTTTTATCTCGTCTAAGAATGTTGAATTTAATTGTTCTTTCATCAAACTTAATGCACGATTTATTTGTTTTTGGTTAGAAAAATCATATTGTTCTTTTGGTTCTGGTATTCTAATTGCTATCTTTGCCATTATCTTCTCCCATCATTTTGTATATCTAATCTTAATGTTCCAAATCTCCAAGACTCACTAGCTGAATCGTTCTCTATTTTAAGACTTACAGATCTGCCTCTAGCTCTTGTATCTTTTTTATCTGTACTAGACGTAATTGTAAAAGGACTCAAAGCTGTTTGACTAGATGTTTGTTGCGGATATCGTTTTACATTTAAAGTTACTTTTGCATTACCTGCAAGTGTTTTAAAATCAGGTACAAATCTTCTCATAGCTAAAAATAACTCACCAGATATTTTAGGACCTGTGCTTCTTCCTTGTGCATTTCTTTGTCTTTGTTCTAAATCTATATCAAATGATTGTATAAAAGATGTAACAGTAGTTGTAGTTCCATTTGGATTAAGTTGATCAGTTCCTACCTCATGTTCAAAATAAGTAGTTTGACCTAAACCATCTTGACCTACAATAACAGGAAACGTACCATCTGCAGTAGAATCATATTTTGTTGCAAAAGGATTTGGATAAACGTTTGAGTCAATCCAACTTGTTCTAGCTTCTGTTCCTGTATACCAAACACCACCTGGCACACCTGCTGATTCACCATAATTAAATACAACATATTTATCGTTGTACTCAGATCCAGATGCTGGATAGTACCAAGTAATTTCTGTAAACAGATTATTTAATCCTGCCGCAACTTGTTGACCTTTTGTTGTATCAAAATTATCATAAACAAAATCTTCTACACTACATGGTATGGATTTAACTGTACCATCGTAAAGAAAGAAACCTTTTGAACTTAACCAAAAAGCAGATCCATCTATTTCAACAACAGCGTTTTGTCCTATCAGTCCACAGTTAGTACCAACTTGATCTAATCTAAATGTAAAAGGTGCTCCTATAAATGACATAGTATATAAAGCATTATCTGTCCAAACTAGAATAACTTCCTTTGCTTTTATAGCTCCTATAATTTTTGTACCATCTTGTAATCTCAAAGTTCCTGCAGTGTTAATAGCTGAAGGAGTGAATGTATTTATATCTTCTTGATCTGAGAATCTTATAAACATGTCGTCTTGTGTGGTTGTATCACCAATAGTTGTTTCTGTTCCAAAGTGTAATAAGTGTCTAGTTGTTGGTGATATTAAACTAACTCTTGTTGCTGTTGGATTATTGGTTGTAGAAAATCCTGATGTTGCTGTAGAAGCTCTAGTCTCCAATGGTGTAGATGCTCCAGCGTTCCATGTAAAAGTTTTACCATTCATAATTGTTGCAACTAATACCTGTCCAAAATTATCTAATGACCATAAACCTGGTTCTAGTGTTACGTCAGTTGCAGCCGCTGCTTCACCCCAATTACCAGAACCCCAACCAGCAATACCCCAACCATAACCATATGATTGTGCTCTTGGTCCTACAGGCTCATAAGGTTTAATACTTAAACTACCACCTGTTGATACTGTACCACTAGCATTAGATGATTGTGTTATTGTAAATGTGCTTGTTGTTGGAACTGTAATTACTTGAAAGTTTTTGTCTTCAAAATCAGATGCACTAAAACCTGTACCGCCCGGTAATGTAACACTATCAAGTTGTACTATATCTCCAACAGATAATCCATGTCCTGACTTTGTAATTGTACATGTTGGTGATGCATTTGTAGTTGCAATAGTTGCACTTGTTAAAGTTGTTTTTAATGGTGTAATGTCATACAATTTACCTTCAAAGTATAACAATAAAAACTTATCTGTTCCAATAGCTACATATCTATTACCAGCAATATCAACAAAAGCATGTTGTGCTCTTGCTACACCTACTATTGTATCTGTTACAAGAGAAGACCAACCACCAACTTTTTCTGGTAGTCCATATCTAAATCTTACGTTATCAGAATCAACCCAACGGTTTTCTGCTCCTGACTCGGTATTTTGTTTATCTATGCCGGGTTTAAATTTGTACTCTACTAGAGCCATGGTCCGTGCTCCTATATTTTATCTTTGTATGCCCAGCCTCTTGTTGCATTTACAAATACTAATGTAAAAGCAGCGCCGTTTGTTGATACAACTAAATTAGAGGCTGCACCTAAAATATTAGAACCATTTCTAGCTATGGTTAGATTGTTTGATGCAAAGTTAGCACCACTATCAATAAAAGTTACTTCTGATCCTACACTTGGTGATGCTGGTAAAGTTATAGTAATTGCTGATCCAATACCACCTCCTGATGTATCAATTAATAATTGATCACCATCTACAGCAGTATATGCAGTTGTAGGTGTGTAATATCCCTTTTGTCTTATACCTAAATTAACGTTTGTACCATCTGAGTATACTAGACATTTAGATCCTACTGGTAATGCAACACCTGTGCCAGATACTGTTTTAATTGTTAATGTGTAATTACTTGTAGATCTAGTAGTTGCATCCTCTACGATAAATACTCTTTCTGCAGAGTCAGGCATTGTAACTGTTCTGTTTGCAGCTAAAGTTCCTGTAAGTTTAAAATATAAGTTTTTACCGTTTGATACAGCATGGTTAGATAAAGCTAAAGCTACATCACTAGATGCAACATCAACGGCAATATAACCACTAGCTGCTTGTTCTAATATTTGTAAATTTGTATTTGTAATTGTACCCCAGGTACCAGACTTTTCACCTGTTGTAATTAATTCTAGTTTTAAATCACTCGACGTACTTGATGCCATATTTCTCCTATGGGTTTAGTGGGTCAATAGGGACCCATGTTTGATTTACCCCTGGGGGAATCGGATTCCATGATATCACATCTACCGTGCCTGTTGCAAGGTTTATTCTGTTACCCGTTACTGCCACTTGTTGATCAACTCTAGTTGTAACATTACCAATTGTTGCGTTTATTCTACTACCTGTAAGAACAACAAGAGCTTTACCAATTATGACTGGAGAACCTGAACTTAAATTTACTCTACTACCAGTAACTGCAGCTCTAATACTAATACCACCAGAACTTCCAAACGGTGCTGCTGCAAATGACGATCCTCCAAAATACATTTATTACCTCGCTGTTGGGAAGCTTGTGCTATCCCAAGTCATTGAAACTCCTGGTACTATACCATCCCATTTTCTAATTAAAACATCTGATGTAGCTAAGTTTACTCTAGATCCTGTTGGTAAAACTGTAGCATCTGCAGTTATTGTTACTGTGCCTGAAGATAAATTTGCTCTACTTCCAGTTACAGATACTGTTGCATTTGCTGCTACATCGGCATTACCTATCGTTAAATTTATTCTACTACCTGTTACAGATACTACCGCACCTGCAGATATTGTTACATCACCTGTATTTAAATTTACTCTAGATCCATCAGGTTCAATAGTTGCTTTTCCAACTATGGTTGGTGATCCGGTGTTAAGATTTACTCTGCTGCCTGTTACAGAATATTTAGAAGCAAAGGTAGGTGTGCCTGTATTTAGATTTACTCTGCTTCCTGTAATTGCAGTTACAGCTTTAGCTACAATAGTTGGATCACCTGTAGAAATATTGACTTGTGATCCATCGGGTGTAACTATAACACCAACACCCTCTATAATTGTAGTATTACCTATTGAGAAATTTACTCTGCTACCAGTTACGGCAAAATTAGCTTCACCAACTAATGATACTGTTCCAGTAGATTCGTTTATTCTAGAACCAGTAACATTAACAAAAGCGTTAGGGTTAAAGCCGGGATCTCCAAAAGGAGACGCTGCAAAGGGTGTTCCTCCAAAATACATATAATATAATCCTTAAAAGGAGACAGGGGGTATGTGGTGGTGCCCTGCCTCCATCTAAGAATTATATCATC